CATTACTGCCGAGGTTTTGTACTTGACCTTGGAGTATCTCTAGTTGGCCAGTTGTGTAATATTCGAAATGAGCTAACCAAGCATCTGCAAGTTTTGTTATATCAGCCTCATTAGTTTGAGGTCTTGCAAGGCAATTAATTGAAATAACCCCTGTTCTTCTGGTGCAAGGAGTATCACCTACACCAGCAATGATAGAACTGCCCCATAGAATATTTAAGTCACACCAAAGTCCATCTACAGGAATACTAATCAATGGGCCATTAGGGTATTGAATACGATTTTGCTCAATTCCAGTAAAGGCCATTGCTCTAGTGATAATGGCTTGTCTTGCTTGATCTAAAGTCATTGCCATTTTAACCACCGTATTTCTGAGCAATATAGTTAAAGGTTAAGCCGTAGACACCTTGAGGAGCTTGTCTTGAGTATCCACCTGTTGTTTTTGGTGTTTCTGGCTTATCAGTGAAGTTGCCATATTCAATTTTGGTTGCATAAGGCGCATTTGTTTGGATGTATACAACCGAATAAGGAACTAGACGAGATAAAGCGCTTGTGCCTTTGCTAATGGTTGAGCCACCGCTTTTGTCTTTCTCTGCCTCATTAAATGATTGGTCAGTCTGGTTAATACTGACTCTATGGGATGCTCTAAAAGCACCTGTATCAACTGGGCTTTGAAGAACCACACCTTGCAATGCATCAATCACAATATCTTTTTGCTTTTTGGTTAGATCGGCTTCAATTGTTTTAGTGAAGGCACTCGGTTTGCTGCTCCATCCCATTAAAAGTCACCTCAACTTTACCAAACAGTATCTCAAATACTGGTTCATTCCCTACTGTAAACACTCGACCGTCAATGGTGGTTTTATGTCGAATAAGATAGCCTTTGTTAGTATCTGCAAAGATTACATACTTACATTCTTCGCCATCTAACAGCACCTTCTTTGGGCCATTAGTGGATTTGCGAACCTCAGCGTGATAAACGCCCTCTTGGTTTACAGCCTGACTTATTAAGTTCCCATCATCTAAGTTAATCATTAGACTTTCCTCAATTGGCAGAACCAACACGAATTAGCCGCATCTTTTCCGTAACTCACAACACGATAATTGCCACCTTCAATCACCCAAATATCATTAACATCTGGATCAACTAAAGTTCCTGCCGCATCTTTCACTTCATTTTGCAGTAGAACAGCTTTAGAGTCTGTGGCGCGGTAATCTATAGGCTTCACCAAATCTTTTAAATAAGAGCCAAATAGGACGCCTCTACCGCTATAGACATATTCGGCGTAAGCATCTTCACCAGTGGCTGGATTAGAACTAGTTAATATTTTGCGAGTACAGGTAAAGGAATCAACCGCGTCTGCAAGCTTTGTACTAAAAGCCTTACCTAATTTAGATTGTATTTTTGCTCTCATAATTAGATCTTCACTAATAGAAGTACATTACCAAATCCTTTATCTAGCCATGGTTTAAGTATTGATAAAGCTAGGTTTTCATTAGCCGTATATGTTTTATGAGTGGCTGAATAAGTGTTTGAAACGCTTGTACCCGATTGTGCTGATACTGTCTCGCTCAATACACCAGTTTCAACCTCCGCATAGAGACTTCCATTTACTGCATCAGGTATCAGCTCAACTGCTGCCAATAGAATTGCATCTTTTAAAGGCTGATTGTTTGTTGTATCTGGTAACTTAAGATTTGTTAGCCAAACATTGGTAATCATTACCGCGCGAGCTTTTGCACTATCGCTGTCTGCCCAATCGTTACCAAGTTTTGCATCGATATCTGCCACGGTAATGTATTCAATCATGACTTATTCCTGATCTTTTGATTGCTTGTTGTTTTTAGCGGTTGACTTTGAGCCACTTGCTTGTGCATCACCAGTATTTTCTGTTGATGGATTCTGATTTTCATTTGTTGCGCCAACCAGGGTGTCATCGCCTTGGAGTTCTGCAATTCGTGCTTTCATAGCTGGCACATCATTTTTGAAAGCCATTAATTCTTCTTTTGCAGTCAAAAGCTGTTCTTCTGAGATAACCAGTTTGTTAGCCAATTCATCAAATTGCTCTACAGGGACAAGCGCATCATTAGTAACTTCACTCTCATCAATTGGTAGTGATTCACCTTCAATCAACTCATGTTCCGATGGATTGAATTGATCTACAGAGATAATTACGAACTCGCCTTGTGATTCATGGCTTGGTTTAATTTTTACTGTCTTAGACATTTTATTCTCCAAAAAGAATGGGGCCGAAGCCCCAAGTCATTAACCAAGCAAGATGATTGAATGCTCTGGTTTAACCATTGCACAACCCCAAGCAAGCGATACTTCGTATTGCACTTGGCGGTATTGACGGTAAATGGCGATTTCAAAAGATAAACCGCTAACAGGATCAGTTACGATCATACGGTCATCAGCTGAGTCACCACCTTCTGGAAGTGCAGGAATACGTGTCGCCAATGCAATCGCAGATCGAGCAAACGCCAAGTTGCGAGTCGAAGCTGCTGCCACAGTAATTGCAGTTGCAGCTGCTGGAATAGCTTTTCGTAAGCCCGGCTTAGCAAGTGTGATAGTGCCGCCATTAGAAACATCAGTATCGCCGGCAACAACTACATATTGATTAGTGTCACCAGCGAAGGTAATCACATCACCTGCAACGATTGTTCCAGTACCAGCACTTGCAAGTGTGATTGAAGTTGCTCCAATTGCATAACCAGCGGCATTAGTTGTTGCACTAGCACCAGTTCCAGATGCAGGAGTTACCACCTGTGCAGATTCACGGATAGCAAAACCATGCACATCTAAAAGCACACCACGACGTAACAACGAATCGTCATTAGCTTCATTTGCTTTGGTTAATTGCGTAAGAGTTCGCATGTTAGCACCCGCAGTAGTATCAATTACTAACTGCAAATCACCTTTTGGTGCACCGTTATCTTGAAGAGCTTTAAGTGCTAGAGCACTGTCCTTCAAGTTGGTTGCAAAAGGCGTAGTGCCTGCTGTACCGACTGCTCGAGAAGCGCCAATTGCTAAACCTGCAACATCCGCTTCAACTTCATTTGCCAATGTACGCATAGCTTGAGCGAATTGATCGCGAAGAATTGTGTTGTAAGATGCCCCGTTATTATCAAGTGCAAGCTTTTCTTCACCATTCCAACGTACAGGAACACGACGAGCTTTAGTAATGGTCATATCGACCTTGCCAATTACTTGATCGCCATCATTTGGAGGAGTAACACCAGGAGTGATATCTGATGCAGTTGCAGCAGGCGCTACAGGTGAAGTTACTGTTTGACCTTTTGCTGCGCGGTTATAAGTCATGTCTGATGAAACTGCTGGAATAAAGCCAGTTAATTCACGAGAAACAACATCAAGCGCATTAAAAATAGTGACCGTTAGGCCAGTTAAAGTGTTAGCCATTTATTAGCTCCATTAATCAATTACATTGCCGCCTTTGCGGATATAGTTAGCTTTTTCTGTAGGGTTCATTGCATCGAACTCACTACGTTTAATTGTGTTTTTGCCGCCTGAATTGTTCCCGCCTTGCCCACCTGCACCATTAGGTTTTGGAAAGAAGTAAGGTTTGGATTCCCGAATGTCTTCAATCCACTCTTTTGGTGTAAGTGGATTTTTGCCATCTTTACCAATGATCACGTCGCCATTTGCATCGATCGCTACAGCATTACCGTTTTCATCCAAAGAGAACTTAGATAAAGCGAGTGCTGTGATGTCGTCTGTCGCTTCGGGTAGACCTTGTGCAGCACTAAATGCTTGAGCAATTTGACCTTTGACTACAGACTGCTTAAACTTATTCGCATAAGCTTCCGCCTTATCTGCACGAGCCTTCTCTGCATCAAATAACTTTTGATGTTCGGCTTTCAATCGCTCAGTACGTTTTCCGAATACTTCGTCAATCTTGCCCTCAGCAAGCAATTTCGTTTCTTCGTCTTGTCCAGCTTTTTGAAGCAAGCCTTTAACTGCATCAATGTCCAGACCTTCAAATTGGCTTTTAAAATTGGTCAACTCATCAGATAAGGATCTATTCTTACCAAGAAGCTCATTGTTTTTAGCTTTAAGTCCAGAAACATGTTGTTCAACGTATTGGTCTAACTGTGCTTTGATTGCAGGATCTTCAAAATTAATGGTTGTTGAGCCTTGCCCACCAGAACCACCCTCACCCCCATCTGCACCAGCTTGATTTTGTAAAGACATTAATTGGCGTTTTAAAAATTCAGACATCTAAAATCTCCTAGAGATACCGCCTTGCGGATTTAATTGTTTGAGCCTTTGGCTTTGCTTCAGGCAATAAAAAAGCACCCGAAGGTGCTAAGGTTTGAATTAAGTTGTTTTACATATTTCTATAAATAACTGGCTTTAATGCTTGAGATGCAATCCAAATATCGTTACGACATACAGGGCAATTCAACACATAGATAGTTTCGTTTCTATCGCTCATGACTCGCAACTCATTCTTTTGAAATTCGATAACTGAATAACACTTGCCACATGAGTCTCTATAGGTCTGCAACTCGGGCGGCACACCTCGACTAATTACTTTCATAATCCCAACCTCTTAAACATTTCTTCATCTAGCTTTTTTAGTTCAGCAAGTGTGAATGGCTGACCTGTAAGCGGATCAATAAACTTATCCAGAGAATATTTGCCCTCTTTGAATAGCTTGTATCGGGATGGCCCAAGCCAAGACTTTTGAAAAGCTACATCTTGTTTATCAAACCAACCTTTGAAAGTTGTATTTGAATCCACTACACCGATTTCACCTTCACCATTCACTTTATTGTTAAATGGGCGCATACCAATCGTTTTCCCTGAGTCATCAGAAACGGGAATCAGAATCGATCTACAGTTCGGGTGAAGTGGTGGCACTGGATGAGGTTCATCTTTCTTATAAACCTTGTCAGAGTAACCCATACAGATTTTAGAAGTGCGGCTATCTAGTGTTGCAATAAACTTTACGTACTCAACACCAATGGACTGATATGTTTCATTCAAAGCCACATTGGACACATGACTTCGAGCAGTGCGAACCATAGTTGAAATCTGGTTTCTACTTTGATCAAGTAAGCCATCTTGGTAATTAAGTGCTTTCTTACCCTTAATCCGCTGAACAATTTGCTGGTTTGTCTGACCTTTAGATAAGCCGTCTCGAATAGTTTGCTCAACTCTCACACGAGTCTCATCAGCAATTCGCGCAAAAATAGAATCAAGCAGTACACCACCACTTAAAGGCGTTTTCTTTGCCCTGTTGAATAGTGTCTTACCATTTGGCTCTATTTTGCGATCAGCGAGAGTTTTAGCCTGATATGTAGCTTCGTATACAGCCAACGCTGTTGCGCTTACTGTGAAGCTCTCAAGCAATCCTGACGCTACACTTGCCTGCCAAGTTTGAACTAATGTTCTAACTTCTTTTAAAGCTGGCGTTGTGTATTGTCCTGCCATTAATGCCGTTTTTTCAGCGTCACTCAAGTCATCTAATAAATCTCTTAACTTTGAGATCATCTCATTCGAGAGAGAATCGAATTGCGTTAAGAGATTATTGATTTCAGTTGAAGACAGTCGGTAAAGATAAGCTTGATGTGATACTAGAGCATCAAGTAGCGCCTGTTGTGACATCTGAGTTGCCATTAGTCACCCCTGCAACATATCCAGTCATTGGACTGTTAGTCATTTCGGTTTCAATGCGCTCTAACTCTTGGGAATATTCAATATCCGGGATTTTTCCTGTTCGAATATAATCCCAATAGGTTTCCATTGAGATTTTATTCCCCAATACAGCCTCATAGAGCTGTTTAGCAAGATTTACATCAAAACCTAATGAGCCAAAGTCAGGCTTAACATTAAAACGGTAATCTTTATCACTAAGCCCTAACCACAATGCGCCATACTTAATGACCTGTTCAATTGCTTCAGCGGCAGTAATAACCATTCCGTACAATGTTGAATACTGATCATCTTGACGAGCTTTTCGAGCTTCGCCTGATTCAGCACCACCAATATCCATTACACGAGCACCAGCCTCTAAAGCTGCATTCTTTTGGTCACGCATTGCAGTGCGTTTAGCCTCAATGCCTACACCTTGAATTTCGAGATATCCACATTGCCCACCTTGCGGTAATTGCCATGCAGCCATTGGGCCTGTCACCCGCAACGGCTTATCTTCATCGACACCCGAAACCCAAGGCTGAGGATGACTGGTTAAATGCAGCTCTTGGAAGTATTCAGCACTTAACTGGTAATACTTAACAGCAGCTTTAGCCATTGTCATTAGAGGCATTTCGTCAATTGAAGGAGTATTATTCATGCTGCCGACATAAACAACAGGGATAAATGAGAGCGCCTTATTACCTAAGCCCGGATATGTTTCTTCAATTACTGTATTGTCATCAGCAAATAAACGCGATCTATATTTGCCATCATTAATATCTAAAGCACGGTAGAAGCACTCTTTATTGTGAGCAAATTCATCTTCAGAATTATCGTGAGCTTCTTTAAATACTGAAAGCGTCAAGTCTGTTCGCCCTGCAACAGTCTTTTCTTTCCAATTAATGCCATCTTTTGCCCAATACAACGCAATGTATGGCTTACCTGAATCGTCGAAATCAAGCATCAAAGCGCAACGTGCATAAGACAACTGAGCTTCTACTACTCGAAGGAATAATTGCTTTAACCCAAACCCATCAGTTGTAGCCTGCTCAATTAATGGTTTTAACCGTGAATCTACAATATTGATATCTGGCTCAAGTTTTGATACTAGACCAATCATTGCTCTTTTAGAATCACGCACCCACTCAGGATATTCTGCGCGTTGTTTGAACGCTTCATAGATGCATTTATTTTTTGGATCTACTTCTTCTGCCATTATCATGCCTTGGGACTTTGGTAAAAGCTTTTCACCTTGCTCTTTTACACAACGTTCCCCACCCAAGGCATAATCCATAAATTCCCAATCCGGCATTGCCTTTGCATAATCCGGATGAACAGTACTAACTGTCATAATTCACCTACAGTAGTCCAATAATTGAAGTTTCTCCCACTGTCTTTTTGTTTAATGGGAACATATAAGCAACTGGATAAGTACCAGCGTCATTAAGATGGTCAAAGCCTGCTTTTTTATCTGGCTGACCGTGATCATCATAGATTTGTCGTTCAAGACTTCTTGCAAACTCAGGACACTGCTTAAGGTTCACATATAGGCGTCTTTCGCCCATTGTGTTGCATAAGCGGCTATTCATTGAGTTGATACGATCTTTCACGGCAGGGTTTCTACTATTAACTTGAACCTTGAACCCAGCTTTCTTAAGTAGTGCAATATCAGTTTCACTAGCATTACTTGATTTGCGGTTATCACCAGAAGCATCTGGATAAACGATAATTTCGTGGTCCTGATATTTAGCTTTAATTGCTTCAATCATCGCTGGTGTGTCGAATAGGTCCTTAAACTCACCTACTGCATAAAGCTCTTCACCATCTCGAACGTAGACAACTGCCGCCATTTTCTGCACGTTAAAGTCCATGCCGATATGAAGTACGTCACCTTCTTTTACAACCTTTTCAGTGCAGTTAAAGGTGCGCTCAAAGCAGTAATAAATAACACCTTGATAAGTCTCAAAGCTTGCTTCGTATTCTTGGCGAAAGGTCTTTGGGTCCATCTTGCGACGGGCGACTTCAATTTCGCTTTCTGGGATGTTCCCACCTTGTAACGATGTATAGATCCAACTCTTATGATCAGGCTCTCGTCCATTTTGACCATCCATCCAAGTGTCATAGCAGTGGTTATACCCCTTTGGAGTGCCAATCCTTAGAACATTACCGCCTACCCGTTTAACACCATTAACGACGTATTTACAGGTTGAAAGCATTGGGCGAAGCACTTCTTCCCATGCAGCCCATTTACAGTCAGCCCATTCATCAATAATTAAGAAAAATAAACCAGAGCCACGAAGGTCATCATAGTTGTCCAAGCCCACAACACGAATTACATGACCAGTTTTTAAAGTGATAGTACATTCAGTTTCGTTAGGCTTGCCAAAGCGCCAAGAAGGCGGAATTGCTTGTTTTAATCTTTTCCAGAATACGCGCTTAGCCTGTTTAAAGGTTGGTGCTGCGTACCAGATTTCATCCTCTACAGATACATTCCACTTTTGAGCCAGTCTTGCAGCTCTTCGCATCTCCGCTTTTGCTAAGAATGTTTTGCCAAATCGACGCCCACACACTGCATCTCTAAAACGTGCTTCAGGTTGCCAGCCCCATACATAAATATTTGCCTGTT